CAGGTACATTTTCTGGTTCATCGTACATTCTACCTTTACCATAAAGTGATGCTAAATCGTGTGGTGTACCATATGATTTACCTGTTACTTTAGGGTCATTACCTTCTTCTTCAATTTGTTTATTTCTAAAGGCACGTTTTTGGTCTTCAACAATTAAATCTCTATATTCATCATATTGATCTTGACTAAAGTCAAATATATAATTATATATCCAATCACTGGGTAATAGTTTTGTTTCAGAGATTTTTTGTGCTAGATCAACTTTTTGGGTTAATAATGCAATTTTTTCTTGTTCATATATTATTGAAGGACCTGTTAGATCTAATTCAAAATTAGTTAATTCTTCACTAGTATATCCTTGAGTATATAAATGAACTAATGCAATTTTGTATAATTCAGATAATACAATACGTTGTATACGGTCAATTGTGCGTGCAAAACGAATATCTTCGGCTGCTAGGGTAGCTTTTCCACTTAAGTCTTTTTCATAACCCATAAAAGCTTTAGGTACTTTAAGGGCCGCAAATAATTTATCTCTTAAATAAGTAACATCTTGGATACCATCATATTGTAAACCGGGTGATGTTTCAATTTTGGTTGATGTATCATTACCACGAATTGGAATGTAAAAATCTTCCAATAAATTTTGTTGATTATATTTTAAATTATATTCACCAGTTTGGCTATCCATCAATGGAGTACGTTTCATGGTAGATATAGTTTTTTGCATGAAATTATCTACTTCATTTGGGGGAATAGAACCAACATTAATATAGAATATGCGACGATCAGGACTACGAGAAATTCTATGAATTAACATAGCATCTTCCATTAATACATATTGTTTAAAAATACGACGTCCCGGTTCAAGATATGAGCGACCATAAGGAAGATAATTAACATCTGTTAATAATCTAAAGTGAGCCATTTCATAATTATCAAAGAAAATACCTGGTTGGTTTTCTTGAAATTGTCCTAAAGTAGGAGTACCATAATAACCAGAACCACCAGCATAAATACCTTCTGGTGAATATCTAAATCTTACAGCATTAGGATGTTCTTTATCATAATTTTCTTGTCTTTCAATGTGGTATGCAGTATATGGAATTACATTGTAAACACCATATTTTTCAGCAATTTCCATTTTAAGAAAAAAATCACCATATTTACACATTTGACGAATCCAAGACCATAAATTAAATTCAATATTTAATACATCATAAAATAAATTATAAAGTATTTGTTGAATATCATCATTACTTGATTTAATACGAAGAACCTCCCCTAAATCATTTTTTAAAGTACATTCATCTGAAATAATATCTAATGCAGATGCTACAATAGCATCATAATCCATATTATCATAGTCTGAATAGACCATGGTTCTAAGATATTGCCAATTAATATTAATTTGGGAACCTAATAATGAGGTTGAAGATGGAGAATATAATCTATTATATCTATCCATTAATGAGTTTGTAGCAATATCCCCGGATTGTTGGATAGAATCTACATCCATTACTTTTAATTCGTTACCACCCTGGTTTCGTATAATTACATCTGTTGAAAATAATCGTTTTAATCGGGTAAATAGTCTTACATCAGCCATTTTTTATATTAATTAATTAATTATATTATAAATATTATAGAAGCCACTTAATGTCTTCTTTTCCTCCATATGGGTTATCCATTTGGTAGAGATTATTTGGATTAAGGTTTCCATATACTCCATTATACGAAGTTTTTTGTATACTACCAAGAGTAGCTCGAGTCATATCATGAGAATATGTTTGGAATTTCAATGATGTATCTCGTAGGAACATACCGACTCCAAATGACATAACCAAGTCATCATTGTATCCTGTTTGAGCTTCTGGTCTTCCGTTTTTCCAAACAAATACTTTCATTTCCTCTAATAATCTTTTTGAACGAATTGTTACTGATCTATCACCAACATATTCTCTAAATTTATTTACTATTAAAGGTCGTGTTCTTAAAGACATTGTAAAACCAGGAGTCATATCGGAACCACCTTCAAATACTTTTGAATATGATTCTGCGGTTAGTTGGTCAGATTTTGGTGAATGGTATAGATTGCGATAACCTCTTTCAATAATAGCATCTAATGTTGCCCAACCGATTGAAGCGTTTTCTACTACTAATATAGCATTATTATATTCAGATGCTAAACCTACTAAAAAGAAACCAAATTCTTTAGGTGATAGTTGTCCTCTGTACTCAGCAACTTGTGTATTAGTTGCTATATCAATTACATGAGCTCCTGATGAGTCTTTACCATCTCCTCTAGCTACGTCTGCTACTACTATATATTCCCTAGTATAATCTGCTGGTTCCCAAATCCATAGATTTTGATCAGCACCTCTTCGTTCTACTGGGTCTTGGATTGTTGTTGTTTTTATAAAATCAATCCATTCTGGGTAAAATACTACATCACCTGAGGTTGAAAAGTCGCAATCACATTCTTGGGCTGCTAACCTAGAGTCACCAAGTAATTCATCTTGACGTTTTCTCCAAGCTTCATCACGTTCAGGATGAACATACCAGGGAAGTTTAATTGGGAGGAAATCGTTTTCATTATTTTCACCAGCAACCCATGTTTTATGAAACCAATTACCGGTACCAAATGGAGTAGATAATACTATAGCTCTCCCACCTGTTGCTAATGTTTGTTGTGCTGATGCCCAAATTCCATCAATTTGTTCAATAAATGCAGCTTCATCCACAATCAATATAGATACTGCTTCTGAACGACCTGCATCTGATGATGCTGAAGTTGCTTTGATTTGAGATCCGTTACTTAATCGTAATGTTAATTTGTTATTTTCTTCTGCTGTTATTTTTAACCAAGAAGGTAAGTTATCAAACATGAACTTAACCTTAGTTACCATGTTTTTAGCCGTCTCTTGCTTAGTTGCAATACAAAGTACGTTTTTATCTTTGTGAAACAACATTAGCCATAAAGAATAACCAGCGGCTAATGTTGAAATACCTAATTGACGAGATTTGAGAACAATTGAGTATGGATTATCCCTCCATAAATGTAATACTTTATCTTGAAAAGGATATAAATTGAATATTACTCTGCCACGCTGAGGATGTTGAATGTGGCAGTACTTTTTCATAAAATGAGAGGGATCTTGTGAACAACGAATGTATTCTTCCCTAATTATTTGTTTTAAATCTTGACTCATATTATATTATTGTCTAATATAAATATATATAAGAAAAGTCTAAGAAAGGTTAATTTTCTTTTGAAATTTTAATAATTTCATTTGGTTTTATTTCATTTACATAACATCCATAAAAACTTAAATTTTTATTTTTTAAATTAATTAATTCAGAAACATCCTGCAATGTTGGGTTAGGTTTAGACTTAACTATTTCTTCAAATTTATCAAAATCTTCTACACCAAATTCTTCAGGATCATAATCATCTAAATCTATAAAAACCTCATTTAATGGTTTTTTAAATTTAATATTAATATATGATATATCTCCTCCCTCATCACTCATAGTATCTATCATTTCAAATTTTATTCTTTGAACAGGAATAGCGGATTTACCAGATGATTTAAAATTTTGTTGATTAGCCTTTAAACCATTTTTAAATTCAGGTTTCCATACTGTATAACCTTCATCTCCTCCTCTTTCAAAATCATCTTGTGATTGAAGAAAAGATGTATTTAACTCAATTTCTTTAAAGTTTTTTATTTCATTTGATATCTTACTGATCTCTTCTTTAATAATTTGTTTTAGTTCTGATTTTTTCATGTGTTTTATTTTGTTTTATTTTAAGATTTGCCAATATACTCCAACCTTGAAAATAGGTTCGAGATTTTTGTTAAGACCGGCTCCTAAATTATATATGATTTTTCCATTTCTTTCATATAAACCATCAAAAGAAATATAACCTGTGTTTCTATGTAAACCAATAGAAGGACCAGCAAATAAAGCATGTTTTCTAACTACTTCTTTGGTTATTATTTTTTCAATTTCTTTATATTTAATTTTGTAATCTAATTTTTTGTCAATTTTATATAAAGGGTTTTCACTAATGATTTCATAAACTACTTTAATATTTACAGAATCATTTTTTATAACCATTGAATCTTTTGTTAATATTAAAGGTAAAACACGATATATTAAAACTGAATCATAGATAGTATCTGTTATATAAATAGTATCCCATTTAGGTTTAAAAATGGTTTCTTTTTTAGTAAAGGTATCCCAACTATGTTTTATAATGGTTTGGGTATCTATTTTGGTTATAGCGGTATTATTACATTTAGTACTATCATTACATTTAGTAAGCCAAACTATTATTGCAATCAATAATGCAATTATCATGTATGGGGTACTTATTTTCATGATATTATCTCGTATCCCCTATTCTTTATCATCATCTTCCTCTTCATCATCAATGGAAGGATTAACCATAGCTTCTAATTCTTTTTTAAGTTTTGTTAAATTTTTTAGTTGTTCAACATATTTTTGTTTTTCATTTCCCTCAGCTGATTTGTATTTATTTACAACTGATTTCATGGTTTTCATTACTTCATTGTATTTTGATTGAAGTTTAGCAAAGGAATTATTAGCAGCAATATCGGATGCTGTTGGTTCAACATCTTCATCATCTTCTTCATTTAATTGAACATCTATACCTTGAGCTGTTAGTTTTTTAATTTCAAGAGGGTTGGTTCCCTTTTTCATTAATACACTGCCTGATTTGGGGTCAACATCTACCTCAGATAAAATTTCGTAAATGTAGTTTTTAATTGATTTTTTTAATTCTAATTTTTTCATAATATACAATGCATATTTTATAAATATGTTAGAATTTTAAAGAATCCAATACAAATTGAACTCTTTGTTCAGTGGTTAAATAAGGTGGTATTTCAATAAAATTTTTAATGTCACTTTCATTTTCAGCTAATAATTTTTGAATAACATCATCTATTAATTGTCTATATTTAGGATCAGTAGTTCTTACAGAATTATCCTCTATTTCAACTCCTAAGGGTGAAACATAAAATATATAATCATATTCATAAATAAAATGTTTAGCTAAGTTATTAAAATCATAAAATTCAAAATAATCAATTGATTGGGCAATAGAAGTAAAAGCCATTACATCAATTATTGTTCTATCTGTAATTAGATTTTCTCTAAAGAGTTCAGAAACACGTTCCGCTAAGAATATTGTTTGACCCTTTAAAGTAGAATCATTATTTAAAGGAATACCTAAATCTCTCAGGTATTTTGAACGTTCAGTTGAAATATGATAATTTTGGAATTGGGGGAGTTTAGACAATTCATTTACTAAAGTACTTTTTCCTGTACTTACGGTTCCGCAAAACCCAATTTTATAATTTTTTTCATTATTCATAATATATTAATTTCTTACTTTCATTCCTGCTTGTTTATAGAAAGGTAATCCTTCACGGTTACGTTTTGCATCTTTCCATTGTTTTTCAGTATATTTAATACCATGGATGTAGTATTCTTTTTTACCATTTTCATAAACTAATGCAGGTCCGTCAGTGTTATGAAGTTTACCTTCCCAAATACAAGCAGTTGAACCATCAGGTAATTTGATTTTTTTCGTTGGTTGAAATTTTAAATTCATATATTGAATATACAAAGAAAGGCTTGGATTTCCAAGCCTTATTTTGATTATTTCTAATAAATAATATCCCCAACATGATTATCCCATTCATCTTCTATTTCCATATTACCTTTCTGGGATGAGATAATACTTTCAGCCACATAAATTCCATGAGCTCCACTAACAGTTATACCTCTTGCTGAAAGAGCATCGCCAACAAAATGCACATTATTGTAGTTTGTAAGGCTTAGGTCATTGTAGTTAACGAGAGGCTCTGGTGAGAGATATTTTACCTCGGGTATATATATACCATAATCATCACCAAATTTAAATACTTTATTCATTTGATCAATAAAATTAGTAATATAATCAGCATATTCACCTAATACTTCATCAAATTCTTCTAAATCATTTATTTGGTATGCTGATACTATAGCACCCTCTGATGTTAATCCTGGTTTGCGAGTTCTATTGGGTGAGTAGTATAACCCAGTACCATCAACTTGTAATCGTTCTACTACATCTCTTGACCATTCAAATGGATTTTCAATACCTTTAATTTCCATTAGAATACCAAAATTAGTCATATCATTACGATATTCTTCTCCTTTTTTAGCATGACCATTGTAACTAATATCACCATATGTTTCCTCTACTGCTACGTAAGCCGCGTTATTATTAGTACAGAATGAGCGTAATGAAACATTATCAAACTTTTGATATAATTTAAAATCATAGCTAATATCAATTAATTTTTGGAAGTATTTTTGTGGTGCTTCAAAACGTACTCCAATTTGAACTGATTTTGGTTCTGTTGGTAATTGATAGTCATCTGCTAATTGTTTACCAAAATCAATACCTGATTTACCTACAGCGAAAATGAGAGAGTCGTATTTTATTTTGTTTTTCATATTTTATTTTTGAATTTGAAATTCAATTTTTTTATTGTTTAGTAATTTAATTAAATTCTCATCTGATTTATGGAGTATAACTTTAGTAATAGCTGTTATAGGAATATTACCTTGCACAGAAATAGTTCCACCTTCATAACTTTTATCAGCTTGTATCATTTTATGTTTTATATTGTTACTATCTATTACAAATGTAACATCCAAATCCCCTAACCCATAAAAATTATTATTATCATGTGGAAAATCAGAAACATATACAAATTTACCATAATTGGGGTCTTCATACCAATCTTCAGGATTTTGATTTGTTGCTTTTAATATGGCTTCATAAGTTTTGATTTCACCACTTTTTAAAATATTTGAAGCATTTTGTATATCTGTTGAATGATAAACTAAATTACCTTTTTGAAATTCTTTATCTTCTTTTAGTATTCCAGCTAATTTTTGCCACCTTTTAAATTCTTTATTTTCCATCCTTTATATGTTTTTGCTTTATTTGTAACTAAATTATATATTCCTTTATAAGTTAAATTAAATTTCTTTTGAAAATCATATCTAATACCTTTAAATTTTTCATTAGTATTTATATTAATAAAAATATATATTTGATTATTTGTAAATTTATATTTCCCCTTTTCAGTATGTTTTGATACTCCTTTCATTTTATTACTTAAATGAAGTTTTAACTCTTCACTATAATGAAATCCTTCAGGGCGGCCAATTTTAATACCAGATTGTAAATGTTTTAATCCTTTATCTTTCCTTACTTTAGTTCTGTTTTGTTTTACACCAATCTTTTTTAATCTAATTTTTTCAATAGTTTCATCAGAATGTTTTTCTAATCCTCCACCACCTTTATTTTGGTTAATTAGCTTAAATCCCCATTGCTTAAATTGTTCAATCCAATAACATTCCCATTGTTTCCATTCTTCAATATTAACCTCATCTATAACATAAAATTTAATATTTTCACCATATTCACGTTTCCAATCAGCTTCTCTAGATCTTATATTTTTAGTTTTACCTATATAAAATATACTATTATCTTTTTCTAAATAATATATAAAAGCTTTATTTTTTATCTTCAATTGGTTTGTATTCGACTTCATTAGTTTCAAAATTTATATTGGTGACCTCATGTTGCCATAAGAAATTAACACCCTTCGATAATAAATATTGATACCATTTAGAAGCTATAAGAGAAAGATAATTACTTCCAATATGCCATACTGGGAATAAACGTAATCCAAAGTATGGTTTAATAAAGTCTGGTTCAGCTACTGGATTAGAACAAAATATTTCTTCTGGTTTAGGGTGAAAACGTCTAAAGTTACTAATAACTTGATCCATTAA